ACCGGTGCCCGGAGATCGAGCGCATCACGGGTGTTTGCCGGCAGCAGCTGCGCCCGGATGACTGGAGCGACTACTGGCCCGAGCTGATCGGGCCTGTGTGCGCCAGCGCTGAAGCCAGGGCGGGAGGCTGACGCATGAAGCCTTGCCACTGGTGCGGACTGCCGTTGGGTCAACGGCCTCCGGGCACGCTGTTCCATTTGGGGTGCATTGCACCTCGCAGTCGTGACGGCGGCCGGGATCTTGCGCATGCGGCAGTTAGCCGAGCAATCCGGCGCGGCGATCTGCCACGCGCGTCCAGCATGCAATGCGTCGACTGTGGTGCGCAAGCTCGCGATTACGACCATCGGGACTACAACAAGCCGCTGGAGGTCGATCCGGTCTGCCGGCGCTGCAACCTCAGGCGCGGCCCAGCGATTGAGGTTGCCAGCCGAATCCGGCGCGTGATCGCCGAAGGTCGGCAGCGACCCGTTGGCGCCCCTGCCGAGCCCGAAACCAAAGCAGCCGCCTAGCAGCCCATGCGTAGCTTCATCCTGTTCGTACTCGGGTGGCAGGTGACGAGATTCCTCTGCTGTCTCTATGAGCTGAGCCGCGGAGCAAAGGTTGAGCGCGATGGCGTCGACCTCGCATTCGCGTGCTTCATGGCTGCACTCACATGCGCCTGGGCGCTGCTTGTCCTGAGGTAGCCCATGCGCACCGCCATGACTGCCGCAAAGACCGTGCTGTGCGCGATCGTCTTTTCCGCGCTGCTCCTCGTGTGGGCGTTGGCCTACATGCTGGAGGGCGGCCTGGATCGTGCGCTGGTGTGGCTGGTCAACCGCTGGCCCGAGTGCTGACGCATGGGCCCTCATCGCTTGCACTCCAGCTGCATGAGCAGGTCCGCGTGCAGCGCATCGATCGCGCGCCGGAACACCTCCCGCGCAAACGAGCAGTTCCCCGCCACCGCCTCCCCTCCTGCGGCCCCTTTGGTGGCGGGCTTCCTCACTCCGGCGCCAGTACGGGCCGGAGCCTCTTTCCGCGAACTTCTTTTGCGCACTTGCTGCACCCATCAACGACGGTTTTGTTGCAGCGCAGTATGGGCAGACAGCCCGAGTGGTCTCAATCACAGCCTAAAGGGAGACATGTGATGAATCATCTTCTGGACGCCTTCTACAACCTCGTTCACAAGGTCTATCCGGGAGGCGCAACGGCACTGGCGCCGCGTCTGGACAAGTCTTCGACGACGCTATGTCACGAAGTGCGGCCACCGCATGGCAGTTCCGCAAAGCTTGGTTTGATGGACGCCATCGAGATCATGGAGTTGACCGATGCGAGGCCGCTCCAGCTGATCTGCCAGCGCTTCGGCGGCATGTTCGTTCCGTTGCCTCAGCTTGGCAGCCAGCACGAGAACACGATGGCGCACACGGCGGCCGTCGCGACGGAGTTCTCTGATGTGCTGCGCGAGGTGTCGATCAAGCTCGCCGATGGGCACGTGTCGGACAACGACCTTCGCTCTATCCAGAAGGAATGGGGAGAGCTGCTGAGTGCTGGTCAGGCGATGCTGGCCCATTTGGCGGCGCTCAACGAGGCCGGGAAGCCGCCACAGCTGCAGGTCGTGGCTAAAGGCAAGACGGTGGCTGCATGAGCTGGACGACCGCCAGCGCCGAATGGCTTGCAGAGCAGGTCAAGGCACACCCGGAGATGAGCAAAGCCGAGCTTCGCCGGTGGTGCTCGAAGAACTACCCCTACGCATGGCGTTCCGGCTGGGCCTACAAGGCGTGGCTCAAGGCCCTGCGCGCTTACTTCAACCCGCAGGCCGTGCGGCCGGTGCGGGCCGGAGAGACGCAGCCCTCTGCTGAGGAGCTTGAGCGCGCCGGTCAACAGAGGCTGCTGCCATGACCATGAAACGCCCCTCTGACTTCGTGGCCCGCAAGCGCATCAACAGCGCCACGGCGGCGAAGGACTTGCGCGCGCTGCTGTTCCGTGCGGAGACGCGAGTAGCGGAGGCAAAACTCATCGGCTGGCCAGCGCTGGCCGAGTCGTGGCAGCGGGACGTGGACGCGATCCGTGCCCGAATGGCTGAGCTGACTATCACGCCGAGCAAGCGCCTGCGCAGTCGGGCGGCCGAGGTCGATGAGGCAGCGCTCGCATGAAGGCATGGCAGCGCCTGAGCCAGGAAGTTCGCTTCCTATGGCGCTGCCTATCGCTACGCAGCATCAGCCTCGCCCTGTGGGTGCGTGATTACGAAAAGCACGAATGACATCTCAGTACATCTTCCACAACCACGAGGGCCGCGAGATCGCTGCTTGTTTGGTTGGCGCCCCCGGACGGCGCGCAGTCGCGTTCACGCTTTACGGCGCCAACTACGGAAGCGTCGCGCTTAAGTCTCTGCTCAACGGCGAATGGCGGTCGATGCTGGCCCCATCCGGCGATGTGGAGGGGTGCGCCGAGGCTGATCTCGTATTGATCGACACACAGGCCGAGGCCCGCTTGAAGGCGTGGGCACAGGCCGGAGCGCTCGGGCGCGACGGGGGGGATGAGGAATGAAGAGCATCAACCTCAAAGCCATCCGCATCGATGGCGGTACGCATCGCAACTACGTCGTCGAATTTGCAGATGGATCCTGCAAGGTAGGTGTTACCGCAAACCCCCGGAGGCGGCTGCGCGAGCTTGAGCGCAAGCGTGGCAAGAGTGCGGTGCGGGTAATGCTGACGCCAGCTATCGAACGCGCCATCGCATTCGAGTTGGAGCGCAGCGTATGTCGGCTGACGCGGCACAGCGTGATTCCAGGTTCACGCGAGTGGCATCAGGCGAAAGAGCATGGGTTTGACTACCTGCATCAGACGACCGGCATGTTTTGGCATCTCATCGCCAGAGTGCCCTACGCGCCCGAGGTGCATTCGCTATGACATCCCTCATCAAATACGACGCAGCGCGCAGCGCGCTTGCCGAATGCAAGGCCGTCGATGAGGTCAAGGCCTGGGCCGACAAAGCTGAGGCGATGCGCGCTTATGGCCGCATGGCGAAGGACAAGACGCTAGAGGTGGATGCGGCCGAAATTCGCATTCGCGCAGAGCGCCGGCTCGGCGAGATGATCGCCGCGCAAAAGTCTGACGGAGGCCTGAGCCGTGGTGCAGCCGGGGCCGGCATCAACCAGCACACGCCGTCTGAGGTGCGGTCGTCAGTAACGACCGCACCAAAACTGGCAGACGCAGGCATTAGCAAAGACCTGTCCGCTCGGGCGCAGAAGCTCGCAGCCGTGCCCGAAGCCGAATTTGAAGCAGAGGTCGGTGAATGGCGCGGCCGAGTGCAGGCTGAAGGTGCCCGCGTCACGACGCGACTGGAAAAAGCGGGTGAAAAAGCCATCGCCGCCAAGGCGGAAGCCGATGACGACACCCTGGCCGAGGCCCATCACACCATCACCGATCTCGCGCAGGAAAACGAACGCCTGCAAGACCGGCTTGCGGTAGAGGCCATGGATGCCAGCGAGGAGGAGAAGACACAGGCCGCTGAGACCATTCGCAGCCTGCGCTCCCGCGTGGTGACGCTGGAGGCTGAAGTGGCGGCGCTGAAGGTGTCCCGCGACACCTACATGCGAGAGGCCAGCGAGGCGAAGAAGTCCGCCATTTACTGGCGCAAGCGGGCCGAGAAGGTTGGGGCGGAGGGCGTGCAATGACTGTGCGCGAGCTGGCCCTCAGAGACTACCAAGAGGCCATCTTGGACAAGCTGCGCAGTGCCTTCATCGAAGGTCATCGCTCGGTGGTGCTCGTGGCGCCTACGGGCGCCGGCAAGACTGAGATGGCGATGGCGCTATTGAGCGCCGCGGCCGAGCGAGGCAATCGCGCTGCGATGGTGCTGGATCGCGTTGTGCTCTGCAACCAGACCAGCGCGCGACTGGACTCATACGGCTTCGATCACGGCGTGCTGCAGGCTGGACATTGGCGGTTTCGCCCCAGCGAGCGCATTCAAGTCTGTTCGGCTCAGACGCTGGAAAAGCGCGGCTCACTGCCTGGCATGAAGGTGCTGATCGTGGACGAGTGCCACAACACCCGTAAGCAAACGGTGGAGTTCATCAAGAAGAACCCAGACGTCAAGGTGGTGGGGCTGACGGCCACCCCGTTCACGAAGGGGTTAGGAAAGATCTACAGCGCTGTCGTCTCCGCGATCACGACGCGCGAACTTGTCGATATGGACATGCTGGTTCCCCTGCGCGTGTACATCGCCAAGGAAATCGACATGGCCGGCGCAAAGAAGGTAGCCGGGGAGTGGTCTGCGGCTGACGCCGAGGAACGTGGAATCAAGATCACTGGCGACGTGGTGAGCGAGTGGGTCAAGAAGACCCATGAAGTCTTCGGCGGACCGCGCAAGACAGTGGTGTTCGCTGCGGGCGTGAAGCACGCGGCGGATCTGGCGCAGAAGTTCTCCGACGCAGGCTACAACTTCATCAGCCTGTCTTACAAGGACGATGACGAGTTCAAGGCTGAGGTGATCAAGGAGTTCGCCAAGCCTGATAGCTCCATCATGGGTCTCATCGCAACCGACATCCTGACTAAGGGCTTTGACGTGCCCGACGTCATGATCGGTGTTTCTGCCCGCCCGTTCACCAAGTCGCTTTCCTCGCACATCCAGCAGATGGGCCGGGTGATGCGCAAGCACCCGGAAAAGCAGTTCGCACTGTGGCTGGATCACAGTGGGAACTACCTGCGGTTTGCTGAGGATTGGGAAGACATTTACGCCAACGGCGTTACCGAGTTGGACGACGGCAAGGAAAAGCCCAAGCGGGAGCCCACAGATAACGAGAAGGAAGCGGCCAAGTGCCCGCGCTGCAGTGCCTTCTGGCCCGGCCGGGCGGATGCCTGTGCGTGCTGCGGCTTCGTGCGCCCGCAGCGCAATGCTGTGGCCGAGAAGCCGGGCGAGTTGACCGAGTACGCCCCCAACGGGAAGAAGCTCCCGGGGGCGGATGAACGGCAGTCCTTCTACAGCCAGCTGATCGGCATTGCTGAGACGCGCGGGTATAGGCCCGGCTGGGCCTTCCATAAGTACCGCGAGAAGTTCGGCGTTGATCCGAAGGGATTGCATCACCAGGCGATGGAGCCGACGGCGAGCGTCCAGAAGTGGGTGCGCTCGCGCCAGATTGCGTGGGCCAATTCGCGCAAGAACGTTGCGAACCAGGAAGCGGCGGCAGCATGACCTTCGATGAGTTCGCGAAGCTTCATGGCGTGCTCGTGGGCAACCTGATAGCTGGCCGATGGGTCCGCGTCCCCACAGAAGACAAGCCGCGCAGCCGTAACGGCGCCTACAAGTACCTGGGTGATGTTGGATTCGTCCAGAACTGGGCAAGCATGACGGAGCCGGCGCTGTGGAAGGCGGACGGCGAAACCCGCGAGGCCGCTGAGCGCGTGCGCCGCGTAGTCACGGAAGCCACGCTGCACCAGGCACAAGCTGCCCAAAAGGCCGCCCAGCGCGCCGAAACGATCCTGTCCGAGTCTGAGCTAGCCCCGCATCCTTATCTCGCCTCCAAGGGCTTCCCAGATGAATTGGTAAACGTCTGGCGCCGCGAGACGGACAACGTGATGGTGATCCCAATGCGATGCGGCGGCCGGATCGTGGGGGCCCAACTCATCAAGCCGGATGGAGACAAGAAGTTTCTCTATGGCCAGCGATCGGGTGGCGCCGAGTTTGTGATTGGCCAGCGCGGCACACACGTGCTGTGCGAGGGCTACGCAACGGCGCTTTCCACGCAGCAGGCTCTGCGCAATCTCAAGGCGCCGTATGTGCTGCACATCGGGTTCAGCGCCGGGAACATGCTGAAGCTGGCCGCGGCGCTGCCGCAAGGGCTGGTGATCGCAGACAACGACGCGAGCGGCACCGGTGAGCGCGTGGCGCGCGAGATCGGTTGGCCGTATTGGATCAGCGATGTGGTGTCAGAAGACGCCAACGACTTCGCGCGGCGAGCCGGCGTGTTCGCGCTAGCGATGGGCATCAAAGGGGCATTACGCAAGACGCGGGAGGCAGCCTATGCGGCGACCGGATAGCCGACGACACCGCACTCCGGGCGTCACTAAGGGGCTGCATGGCCCGCGCGGAACAGAACACCGGGGGCACCCGTCGCCCCGAAAACAAACGGTACGCGGTGCCCCGCTTGCGGGGACAGGGGCAACTACCCCTCAAACCCGCGCGGCTGGCCGCACTCACACGCCGAGGGGAAACGGTACCCAACCCGTTCCATGTGAGTTCCCGCAAGGGGGTGACGCAAGGTCATCGAAGGCACCCACCCAACCCCGCTATGGGGAAGGGGGGCCTTTTCGGTGACAGATGAGGGTACGAGGCATAGGTGTGAATGCAGGTATTGGCTGGCGCTCAGGGCGACACGATCGAAGGAATGGCTACGTGAGGTGTTTGATGACATCGAAAGACGCAGGGGGAAGCTGGCAGCCGATCGGTTGCGAGACGACATCCGCGCCCAGTGGGCACTTGGGAATCGTGGGGAACACGGCGATTGGCGCTAATGCCAACCAGGGGCGCGGCCCACGCCCAAAGCAGATCGACGGAGCCGGCATCGTCTATGCCGTCGTATTGGGGTGGATGGTGTGGATCGTGATTGCCGGTATCGCTCATGCGGTAGCGAGGTGGTGGCCGTGGGCGTGATGCAGAGACGTAAAGGCGCGGCGGCCGAGCGCGAGGCGTTGCTGCTGCTCAGCGAGGAGCTTGGGACGGAGCTGCGGCGCAACTTGCAGCAGACCCGAGAGGGTGGCGCTGACTGCCTGATGGTCAAGGGCTTTGCCATCGAGATCAAGCGGCAGGAGCAACTGAGGCGGCCGAGCTGGTGGCGCCAAGCGGTCACGCAGGCTGAGCAAGTTGGAGCCGAGCCGATGCTGCTCTACAGACGCAACCGTGAGCCCTGGCAGGCGTGGATTCACACGACATGCGGTGAATACCGCGAGGGTTCGCTGATCGATGCGGCGAGCGCGATCCGGGAAAAGTGGCTGAGGTGGCCATGAAGACCGAAGCCGCACACGCGCATGCCCTGCGCGAAATAGGCCGCGGGCACGTATGGGGCCAATTCCTCTATGAGGTGGTCTTGCGCGGCAAGGTCGTCGCCAAGATCTGCGCAACACCGGAGCACGCGCGACTGATGGCGAGTGCGCTGGATCAACAGGAGGTAGAGGCGTGAAGATCGTATGGACCGTGATAACCGTGGTGGCCTGTGTTATCGCGCTGGGCGCGATGGATGTCATCAAGGCGAGGGATCAGGAAGTCACTGCGGCGGCGCTGAAGCTGGCCATGGAGTCCGAGAAGACGCGCCAATTGGAGGCGCTTGCCAGGAGTGCGAAGTGCATTCGCCAGGACAGCCTGTGACCGGCTGCAAAGCATGCGAAGAGGCGGAAACGAACCCCCGCACCAGCATCTACCAGCACGGTTGCCAGCAATGCCAAGCCAGGGCACTTGCCCAGAGCCCGTCCGCACTTTGCAGATTGCTCGACCCCTCTGCGATCGAGGTCGCGATGCGCAAAACATGGGTCAGCGATGCCGACTACAGGCGAGGCAGATCGATGGTGTGGGCGTGGATCAAGAGGCTGGAGGCCTGATGCAAGAGGTAGCCGAATGGGAGGTGTCGAGTGCCGTGTCAGACGACGAGGCGCTCAATCAGCTGCTCGAAGACTGGCACCGCTGGGCAAGCGATGAGCGGATCGCGCTCGGCTACCCCAGCACAGCAGCAGGAACCCAGCAGTACCGAACCAGCCGGCAGTACGACTCACACAACGGGGCGTTGGATCAGGACGTGGAGAACGTGGTGATGTCGGGGGTTGATGCATGCGTCAACAGCATCCCCCAGCCGCACAGGAACGCGCTGCACATCAACGCCAGGAACCTCGCTACGGGGCTGACGGTATGGCGATCGCCAAGGCTGCCAGAGGATGAGCTGGCCAGGGCGTTGATGGTGAGCGATGCGCGGGCTATGCTGGCGGCAACTTTGCGTGCGCGTGGATTGCTTTGAGTGCAGTTGACACGCATTGGAAACGGTAGGATCATCACGCCCGTACAACCACGCCCACAGAAATGTGCGCGTGGTTTTTCGTTTTCGCCCGCCGGTCACACGCCCTCAACCCCATCGGGAAGTTCACAGGGATGGCGACGAACCGCGCGGGCGGATCACAAAGCAGGATGCCAAGGCTAGCCACACTGAAGCCACGTGTTGCCACACTGGACACACGCAAGGCGCAGGCGGCCACGACATCCAACACCCAGCGCATCCGTGGCGATTCCTGGATGAAGCTCAGAGCGCGCATCCTCATCCGGGACGGTGGGATGTGCCAGTGCGATCAGTGCCATGGCTCAGGGCTTACGGCAACCGAGGTCGATCACCGCGTTCCACTGTGGGAAGGTGGGACGGACGACGACTCGAACTTGCAGGCGATCAACACGGATTGCCACAAGCGCAAGACGGCGGACGAGGCGAGGCGAAGGGGAGGGGGAGGCAAATCTCTACAGCCCTGACCAGCCGAAACCGCACTCGACCCCATTCCGAGGTAATCGTCCCCTTTCAAAC